GATACATCCAATCAACAATTAAAAGTTTTTGTAAACGGAAATGCTTATACTGTTGGCCCTTCAATTCCTAAAGGAGTCGGTACCACAGGATTTATAATTCCATCGACACCTATTAAAGATGTGTCAGCAAGTTCTCAAAAAGTATCTGTTATTCAAAGTTACGGAAATCCAGTTGGCTTTGTAACAGATCAACGTTTCCAAATGGACTCTACCGATTCTGATGTATATTTAAATACCTCAACTTTTTATGCTCTTGCTGGATTAAACATTGTTGGCGATTTTAGAGCTAGCGGACAAGTTGATAGCAAATATAATTCTATGTCAGTGGACATTGATGCCTTAATGGCACCTACAGCAAATCCAACATATAATAATATTACAAATAGTGCTCATGTAGCAGAACAAAATGTTCAAATATGTAAGCTATTACAATTTATGTTTCCAACAACAACAACAAAATATCTAGCAGAACCTGGTGTACCAACACGTGCCGAAGCTAGGGTATTATGTAAGTATACTAATCCTTCTCCTGGAGGATACCATGTAAGAAGATTCTATGTACAAACAGCTACCGTTCCGTATTGGAATAATTATACAACCACTGCTACTGGCGCAGTTAGTAATCAGGTTTTCTAAGGATTAAAAATGTCATACGATATACAAAAAAGCAACGGAGCAACATTAGTAGTTTTAGAAGATGGATTTGTAGATAATTCTACTAGTTTAACTTTTGTTGGAAAAAATGTTATCGGATATGGCGGTGTACAAAATGATAACTTTTTATGGTTATTGGAAAATTTTTCTAATATTGATCCTCCGTTAAATCCTATACAAGGTCAAACTTGGTTTGACAGCACATCTGGTACGCTTAGATTAAAAGTTTACGATGGTTCAACCTGGCACAGGTCAGCAGTTATGTCTTATAGTACATCTACTGCCGCACAGGTTAACGGAGATTTTTGGTGGGACACCAATAATTCTATTCTAAAAGTTAAAACTGATCTAGGTTATGTTGCTATAGGTCCTACAAATTCTGTTGCCTCTGCTTCAAGATTAGCAACCCCTGTTCTAATTAATGATGTTTCGTTTGATGGATCAAGTGACATTACAGTTAAAGCATCTACTACTAATGAGTTAATTAATGGATATTATTTAACGGGTGATAATTTTAACGGATCAACTGCTGTAACATGGGCTGTGGATGTTGGTACTGTTGTGAATCCTGATCCGTTAAAAGTTGTAGCAAGAAACAGCGATGGTGATATCTGGTACCGTGTTGGAAATGGAACTTCAACATCAGCACAGTTTGCTGATTTAGCTGAAAAATACCTAGCAGATCAGGAATACGAAGTAGGCACTGTTATATCAGTGGGCGGCGAAAAAGAAGTCACAGCATGTACATTTGGTGATCGAGCAATTGGTGTTGTTAGTGGAAACCCTGGATACATGATGAATAGTGGATTAGAAGGTGGTACATATATTGCTCTTAAAGGTCGCGTACCTGTTAAAGTAAGTGGAGCAGTTCGCAAAAAACAAGGATTGATTGCTGGCCCCAAAGGTCGCGCAACGGTAGGAGTTTATCACTCAAACGAAGTATTTGCTATTGCCCTTGAAGACAGCGATGGTAGCAAAGATACTATTGAAGCTATTATATTATAAATTTTGGATCATAAAAAATGCCATATATCATAACTAAAACCAACGGTGCACAATTAGCATCTATCGACGATGCTACATTAGATGTAACCACTGACCTGTCTTTAGTAGGAAGAAACTATTCTGGATATGGGCGTGTTGTTAATGAGAATTTTGTAAAATTATTAGAAAATTTTGCCAGCTCAACTCAGCCAACAAAACCATTACAAGGTGAGATATGGTTTGACACAGCTAATAAATCCTTAAAAGTTTATGATGGATCAATATATAAAAGTTTATCAAACGTTTATATACAAGCAACTACACCAGTAGGTTCAACAAATGGTGATCTATGGTGGGATACAGCAGATCAACAATTAAAAGCATTCAATGGTTCTTCATATAAATTAATTGGACCTCCTACTTCGGCTGCTGACAAATCGTATTGGGCATCAGCAGATGTCAACCCGGTTGGCAGTATATACGCAAGTATTACAGTACTAGAAGGTTTTTGTGGTGCTACACCGGTGGCAACACTTTCCAACGATTCTTTTGTTCCAGATGAATCTAACATCTCTACTAATTTCCCTTCAATATATAGAGGAATAACATTAGCAGGTGCTAATCCTAATACTGGAATTTCTGCCACATCGACTTCTACCACTAGCACAGAATATATACTATGGGGAACATCTGCCCATTCTTTATTATCAGAAACATCTAACAATACAAATGGTATAAACGTAGTATCAACAGCTTCTGGTTCAAGTTTCTATGTTACATTTGCTGATAGAAGTACTACAGGAACATCTCAGATTTACGTAAATTCTACAATGCGATATAACGCAAGTAACAATACACTTGAAGTTAAAGCATCGCAAGCATACTACGCTGATATTGCCGAACGGTATGAAGCTGACACTGTATACGAACCTGGAACCGTTTTGATGATTGGCGGAGAAAAAGAAGTTACACTAGCTTGTTATAGTGCTACGACAGCGGTGGCAGGAATTGTATCTACAAAACCCGCCTATATGATGAATTCTGAGGCAGGAAACGACGAAACTCACCCCTATATTGCCTTAAAAGGCCGTGTTCCTTGTAAGATTTGTGGCCCTGTTAAAAAGGGTGACCTACTAGTTGCTAGCGGATATAAACACGGATACGCAACAAAGAAACAAGATCACGATAGTTCGGATGCTGTAATAGGAAAGGCCCTTGAAGATTTCCAAGGGCCTTTTGGTGTTATCGAAGTTAAAGTTTAAGTAGCCATTGGAGCTACGATAGCATCGTAGCTCTTATAATTAACAAGTTCAATATCTTCCATTTCAAAGTTTGTAATAACATCTATATCTGGATTCAACTTTAAAGTTGGCAATGGCAAAGGTTTTCTGCTAATTTGTTCTTTAACTTGCTCAATATGATTGTTATAGATATGAGCATCGCCGAAAGAAATAACTAATTCTCCAACATCCAATTCGCACACCTGTGCTAACAAGTGAGTGAATAATGCGTAGCTGGCAATGTTGAATGGCACTCCCAAAAACATATCAGCACTTCGTTGGTACATATGACAACTTAGTTTTTTATCGTTACTAACGTAAAATTGAGCCATCATATGGCATGGGGGCAATGCCATATACTCTAGTTCTCCGGGATTCCATGCTGATATAATATGACGTCGACTCATAGGATCTTCTTTTAAACCACGGATCAATTCGAGAAGTTGATCGTAGTTTTGTAACACAACCTTATTGATTCTCACTACAGGTCTGCGCCATCTGCGCCATTGTACACCATAGATTCTTCCTAGGTCCCCGGGATGTCTTTGCATGCGCCTTTTAATCCAATAATCTGCTTTGGCATTATCGGACCAAATGGTTTTCTTTTCACTGTAACGATCACCGTGAAGAATTTCTTTCAAACGATTCTCATCCCCGCTACCTTCGATGAACCAGAGTAATTCACTGACACATGCCTTCCATGCCAGCTTCTTTGTAGTAATAGCAGGAAATCCTTCTTCAAGATTAAATCGCATTTGAAGACCAAATAAACTTTTTGTACCTACTCCTGTACGATCTGATCGATCTTCACCGTTGGCTAATATATTTTTTAGTGCGTCAATATAAACTTGTTCTGAATTATTTTTCATATATTACTCTTTAAATGAGATCAGGGCACAAGGCCCTGTTCTTTTACAATTATCCGTTTTAGGCTTCAACTGAAACTTTTTTGGATTTGGTCTTCTTTGGAGGATCAATAGTATCGGCCTGTTTGCGTAGAGTCTGCGCTTCTTTAAAGAGCTTGTCTGCTTTAGATCTTAGTTGAGCAGGAGTTAATTCTGCTTCAACTTCTTCAGGAACAATGATTTCAACTTCTTCTTCAACATCACCAGATACACTTTGTGATGTTGTTTTAGTTGGATCATCTTTCTTTGAAGTTTTTTTCTTGGCAGGTTTAGACTCGTCTGTCATAGCCAATTCTTCTAGTGTTATCCCTTTTTGTTCAGCAATAATTTTGTTCAGTTCATCAAGGGGAACAACATCCTGCGTAGTAGGAGTAACCAATACACCATTAGTGGGAACTTTTTTCAAGTGACCTCTTGTGTGTAACCAGGATAACATATTACTGCCATCTGGAAAACTTCTTACTGCTAACGCATCGGCTAGTTCGTTAGAATTCTGTGCGCTAGGATCTTGTAACAATGTCATTAAAGAATCGTGTACTGTTGATCCTAGTTGACCAGTGCCAACTACTAAAGCACTGTAAGGGTCACCCGGAATGGTACGATAGGCAATAACTACCTTGGCACCATTGTTTTTCATTTTTCCCACATGTTTCATGTGATTCTCCTTAGGCTACTTGTTCTTGTGTTGTTTCAGGAGCAGGTGCTGGAGCAACTGCAGCTAAGAATTTGTCAAGTCGGTCAAAAACAGCACCAACGGAACTTAATTCATTAGCACCGAAAGCGCCACGGCGACTAGCAACATCTAAAACAGTACGCAAATTTTGAAGATCCGTAACACTTAATTCTGGGTGAGCTACAGGAGGAACTTCTCCGCCTACGGGTTCTGTAACTTGAGCTTGATTTTCTTCCATTATAATTTTTCCTTGTTAATATCATGTAAGTAAGGGCAACCTAAAGTTAGCATAAGAATCTCTTTGGGATCCTCTATACCAATTTCAATCATTTCTACCATTTTACGATTTTGGTTCAACGATAGACTTGTCTTTAGACTGTACCTACTATTTAAGTTATAGTTAATCCAGTGTTCGAGTAATTTGATATCTGTTGTTTTACTAACAGTAATCCTGCTAAAGTGTTCTGGGATAAAGGATAATTTCCTTAAACCTAAAACACCTAGCGGATTAACTTCACCTCTACTTAATGACATTAACTACCTACTTATTTATAATGCGCTGTCTGGCCGAAGGGAGAAATTATGCTGTCATTGCCGTGTACAATAAACAATGTATCGCAGTAATCTTCATCTCCCCAACTACCACAAGGATATCCGTCTGTAAACATAATGAATTTCTTTGGAACAATATCATTATCTTTCATAAACTGCCAGTTGGCTTCAAAATCAGTACCGCCGCCGCCTTTGACTTTATAACCCATAATGTCGTCGGCGCTGTCGCCTGTAAACTTTTCGTAGTTATAAACTTCAGTATCAAAACACCAGATATCCAATTTAAAGTCTTGGTATTCGTCCATAATGCCTTTGACTTCACTTAAGAAGTCCAGGGCCTGTTTGTCTGAAATACTACCTGACATATCAATAGCAACAGATACATCAATTGTTTCTTCGTTCATCAATCCGGGCAAAATAGCACCACAATGCTGACTCTTACGATTAGGACGGCTAAAACTGTAATTGCTTTTAACAATACTTTGGATACTCATACGCAACAGTTGACGCCAGTCCATTTTAGGTTCTGTAAGATCCTGGATCATACGAGCAATGCCAGCAGGCACTCGTCCGGCACCTGCTGATTGTGCAGCCGCAATTACCGCCTCTTTGATCTCGTCACGGATCTTTTTCTTTTCTTCGGCACTTAGCCGTGGACGACCTTTTCCGCTACCATCAACTTCTTCATCACCACCCTCGCCCTCGCCTTCGCCGTCAAGATGTTCGTCGAGCAATTCTCCTAGAGAGCCAATATCAATTTTTTCTGCTTTGTCGTAGATGTCTTGATAAATTTGTTCGTAACTCCATCCGCGATATTTGTTGTCTTGGAAGATTTTAATCCATTCTGGAACATGCCCAATTTTCTCATCTTTAAGAATTTGGTTAGCGGCATAGTCTGCGGCAATGTTCGATAGCTGAGGATCTCGCATCTCTCGACGTCCCATGTGGTCAAACACGTTATGAAGAACTTCGTGAGCAAAGCCAAACTCTGCTTCTTTAGGAGTTAGTTTATTAACAAAGTCGTTATTGTAATAAAAATTACGGCCATCTGTAGCAAGTGTAGAGCACCAGTCAGTGGCATCAATTAACTTCATACGAGTAGCTAGATTTCCAAAGAATGGATGACGGAGCAACAAGCCTACTCGAGCAGTTATAAGTTTTTCAACAATTTTATTTTTTTCGGAAGCCGTAAATTCACGTTTTTCCAATTTCTTAGTCTTTTCAGACTTCATTACTTTAGACATGTAGTGCTCCTAATAACTGTATATATACTATTATACATGAAATTTACCAATAAAGCAAGTAAAATTGGGCAGTTGCCTGCCCAATTTGTTTTTAATTATCCATTGCCTGGATAACATACTTGCCGTATTTTTCGTAGAACGGATCAAAATTTGCCATCTTGCTAGCATCAAACGGAAGTTTGTATGTTGAGATGGCAGTCTTAGCACCCATAACAACAAGCTCAGTTGGGAAATTATCCATCATAAAGCCAAAGAAGTTATTTGCCATACCGTCCCAATCTTTGGCTTTTTTCTCATAGGCAGTCTGAAGTTCATAGCACATACTAACAGTAAGTGAGTACATGGCCGAAATTTCTTTAACATCTGCTTTCTTAACTTTACCTGCCAAAATATCTTCTGGTTTAGGCATCTGTTTAGCAACCTTGCGGTGTGCCATAAATTTAACAGCAAGACCTTCGCCAACAGCACCGGCAACCAAATCTGTCAAAGTATTTTCTGACAAGTCGTCGTCTGCCAACAAGTCGCTGACAAAAGACCAAGAGCGAGGAGTAGCAAACGAGCGTGAGCTAGACTTTGGATCAAAGTCGTACAAATCTTGTTTAGCAAAACCCAAATAACCGACTACTTGTTCGTGTACACGATTAGTAGTAGCCCAATTGAGCCAATCTTCGTAATCAGTTTTCAGTTCCAAGTGAAGGAAACGATTTGCCAACGGAGCAGGCATACGATAAGTAACACCTTTGTCGGCTTCACGGTTACCTGCGGCAACAATGCTAACACCTTTTGGCAAGATGTAAGTACCAACACGGCGGTTCAAAATAAGCTGATAAGCGGCGGCCTGTGTAGCAGGTGCGGCAGAGTTCAATTCGTCCAAGAACAGAATGGAATTATCTTCTGGATCTGTAGGCAATTCGCTAGGAGCGGCCCAGGACATTGTATTAGCCTGACTATTGTAATAAGGAATACCTTTAATATCAGTGGGTTCCCAAAGGCTCAAACGAACGTCGATAACATTTCGTCCTTGCTCGTCACCAATTTGTTTAACAATATCAGATTTACCAATACCAGGAGGGCCCCACATGAATACGGGACGTTGAATTTTAATACATTTACGGATGCTACGTTTGGCATCGTTAGGAGTGACTGTACGATTTGCGCTGATCTGCTCTGCCATTTTGAACTTTCTAAAATTAGTGTTGAATAAAATACTGTGCTTCTTGCTTCAGTATGTATAAATTATACACGACTTTTACCAGTGTGTCAAGCAGATTCAGCGTTTTTTGCTTTTATAGATGTAAAATGTGCTACGTTGCCAGAAAACAACACTAGTTGTATGGCCATCTTTTCGTCAAATACAAAGATTTCTTTGTTGGTTATATAAAACGGGCAGTCTATATAACGGTCAATCCAAATTACAAGTTGATTTGTATATTCCAATTTTTGATCAAATTGGACTCTATAAGATTTAATATCGGCTTTTTGTAAACACTCAAATCCTTGATCAGTTAGTCGTAGACCACCTTTTTCTTTTTTACGGGGATTTGTCCACCATGTGGGAATAGTTTCTTTAATTCTTTTGTCTGAGGCGTCTAACCCTAAAGATTCTAGTACGACTTTGGTTATTTTATACTTTGGATTCATTGGTCATCTTTTCTCCAGTAACCAATTTAAAAACAGAAAACTCTTGTGTGTTAAACATCTTGTTTAGCTTTTCAGCAAGATTATGAGCATGTCCGGCATTTGAAAAGCTAACTTTTTTATATTTTGGACCTAATGCTTGAACAACCAGACTTGTGGTTTTTAAATTAATTGGCTGATCCTGATAAAATACAGCCCAAATGGCATCGGCTTCTAAAACTTGTTCAGTTTTATAAGTCTTTTTATTTGTAATCTCTAATAAAATTTTTGGCTTTGGTCTGCTCATATATACGCTCTCTCAAAAGTGCGTATATATTTACCTTATTATTTAGAACTTGCCGCCGTCCATTTTAACTTCTAAAGAAGATGATTGGCTAGATTGTGATAGAATTTGATCCATTTCACCAGACAACCTAGTCATTACTACACTAAGACTATTCTGTAGGTCAGTTGCTTCTTTAATTGTAAGTGTAACTATTTTTTGATTGCTTTTAATAGCAATTCTAGTTTTATCTAAGAAGTCTTCAATAGGTAATGTGTTAAGTTGTTTCATACTTTGCTCACCTTATTCAATTGAGACTTCATTTCATTCTCTGTTTTATAAGGGCCTTTGTATGGATATCTTTCTAATGTAATTAACTTTGGACAGAACGCTTTGCGCCATCCTTTGTGAAATTTAATAACATAATATCCAGCACAAAATAAGCTCTTACTCTTAGAGCTTTTAGCATAGAGAGGAAGTTTTTGTTTTATACTGTAAACAGGATCGTAGGGTTTACTGCTACATGGATAATCATATATTACATATCCTTCTGTATTTTCTGGTTTATGCTTTTTGATACTTTCTTCAAATAAAGCAACACCGAATTGAGATTTAATTTCAGATAAATCTTTAAAATTTACAGACTTGCCATTTTTAAAAAATACATAACCTTTTTTGTTTTTAGCAATTGACCCAATCTTTTTTGATCCGTCTTTTACTAACCATTCTTTATTTGGAATTAATACTTTAGCAGTTGAGTTCATAATACATACCTTGCGTTAAGTGGTTCGGCATAACTCTGTACCTGCTCACTAATTTTTTGTAAATCGTATTCGGCACAGAATTTTAATAAACGAATTCCAACTTGGGGAATACTTTTATTTGCTGTAGTTGCTGTTTCGATTGTTTCTTTGATGATTATTTTAACATCATCTGGTTGTGCTGTAAGATCGCATAATACAACATTTCGTTGATAGTCATCAAGTACACGATGTTCTGTTCCTTCGTGGTCGGTCCACTTCTGCAACATCATATTGTTCCAATTATACCCCTTGCTGTTTCTATCAGCAAATGCCTCGCGAAGTCCGACTTTATTTTTTGTACCTTTTTCACGTACTCCCGGATATGCAGAAAAGATGTTGTCGGAGGTGTCGCCACGCATACACTTCTCAAAGAGTAACCATGCTGGGTCCGGCTCGGGCTTTGGCAACATAGTTTTTTTATCTTTGACACGCTTACCCTTTTCATCAAAGTACCCCTCGTGTGTAGTTGTGATCTGCATTACGCCGTTGTACTGTTTCACGTTAGGTGCGATGAGTTGTGCGAAGTCTCCATCTGTACTAATGATCACATGGGAATCTTTTGGATGGCTTTGTATCCATCCAGCAATTAAATCGTCGGCTTCTAGTCTAGGATTTTGTAGAACTGTACAATTTGTTTTATCTGTAATAAAATCTTTAAAGTTATCAAACGTTTCCCAGAATGTCTTTTCTTCTTCTTGTTCAGATGCCGTATGTTTAGCACGAGCCTCAGTACGCTGTGCTTTATAAGGAGCATAATGATCTTTGCGCCAGCTTCGACCTTCGAGACAGAAGATAACATGATCACCTTTAAAGTCTTTCCATGCCTTGCGTACACTACCTAATACTGTAGACAAGCTCATGCCTACTTTATCTTCTAGGCTACCACGTACAACGTGTCTTGCTCTAAAAAATGTATTAGCAGTATCTACAAGAATATATGTTTTGCTCATTAAGAAACCTCAGTTCTACCGCCACCTAAATTATTTACATTGATATAACCAGCACCTCGTCGGCTCATATCAACACCTTCCTCTGCTCCTACATTTCGGCAAAGTTCACTGAACCATTGATCAACTACGGCTTCATCTGACTCGCCTGTATATCCAGCACTCTTTAACTGTAGCACAAAGTATTCGTTCCAGTCAAGCTCAAAGAAGCCGTTACGAATGTTATCTTTGTTTACATGGGTTTGTAAAACTTCAACCCAGGGTTCTTTCTTTTCCGTAGCAAGTTCTTTTGGGCTTAATTTAGCAACTCGTTGTTCTTCTTTGGCAATCATTGCAGCTTTTGCCGCTTCTACTGCCTCTAATTCTGCTTTGGCTTTTAATTCTAAAGCATCTGCTGTTAATGCTTCAATTTTATCAATACCAAATAATTTTTTAATAAATTTATTCATTAAGTACCCCATTCGTTTTTAAACAACGGAACTTGTAATCGGTCGCTGTAACGAAGACCATGTTTCATAGCCGCTAGCGCCACTGCTTTATTATTTAATGAGTAAACACTCTCAACACCGCCAACAGGCATCAAATATACAGGACCTTGGAATCCGGCATCTCTATATTCTTTTGTAGCCTTTAACGCATCCTCTACATCTTGTTCGGTTGCTACTACAAACTTCAAATATACATGTCCGTAGTTTTCGTAGTCGCATACAACTTTAGGTTTAATAGCATCCTTCCATGGTTCGCCACTTGCTGGAAGTTTAGCACTGACAGAGAATGTAAACTCTGTATGTCCGCTACGCATTGCCAAATACTCTTTGAACTTTTCTGTCAACCGCATAGTGCCATTTGTTTCAAATGTAATGTCCTTACATCCACGCATCTCTGGTTGCTCTAGCAAATCTGGAAAAGAACGTTGCCAACCTAGCAAAGGCTCGCCACCTGTTATAACAAGATGTTCGTCACGCCATTCTCCGTATGGTAATGTTGCTACAATATCTTTAGCAAGTCCTTCAACTTCAATCATCGGACTTAGATCTTTAAATGCGGGATGCCAGCTTGCATAACTGTCACAACCTGTACTAACAAGTGGTAAGGATTTATACTCTGTAAATTCAACAGCACGTTTTGCAACTTGATCTGCTTCTGTGCTTAACTCTCCGCGAGGCATACCAAATCCTTGACAGGTAAAGTTACAACCGTATGTTCTCAAGAACACACTAGGCACACCCATAAATCGACCTTCGCCTTGGATGCTATAAAATAATTCTGATATTTTAATTTTGCTCATAAATGTTTGACCACTGTTTTAATTTTTCTATTTTAGCTTTTTTAGCTGTTTCTAGATTGTCTATTGATACTACACTAAACTCTAGCATGATGTCAATCATTGCAAGCACATCACCTAATTCTTCTTCAAGGTGTTCTCGGTTAGTTTTTGGCTTGCCTGGCTTATAGTTGTCAATGCCAAATCGACTTATCTTGCTAACCGCTTGGATTACTTCTGCACATTCTTCTTGAAGAATATCCATTACTTCTTTTACTTTGTTATCCATTATTTTTTTTACTTTCTAAATATTCTTCGTTGTGAATCCAATTATTGTTAACAAGAAATCCCCATTCACGCTTTTGTGGACCTGGCATAAACATTGTCCAGCACTCTACACTAGGATCAAGCTCGATGCGATGATAACTGTTAGCACTACAAGTACGAAAATGACCAGGTCCTCGCCACTTAGCAATTTCGCTAAATTTTTCGCCCTTGCTATTAAATTGAGGAATCCATTCCCAATACCCGCCTTTTAAGATAAGCGTAGCGTAAGGCCATGGATGATCATGCACATCATCGGGGTCTGACTTAAGAAATTTGTGAATGAACACATTGAAGGGGAAATGCTTTCTGTCTTTGAGAAAAATATAATAACGTTCGAGGTAAGGTTCATTTGATTGTCTATCCATTACAATGCGTTTACGACCGAGGCGTTCAAGAGTATTAAGAAACCATTTCATGTTTTTTCATCCAATTGTATGTGGTATTAACAATATTTTTTAAATCGCTATTTGTAGGGTTCCACTTAGCATCTTTAATAAACAGTGAGGGATCGGCAATTAGTTCATCTGGGTCGCCTTCTCTGCGATCACCAAATTTACATAACAATACTTCGCCTGTTACATCTTGTATCATTTGAGTAATCTCTAAATTAGAATACCCTTTACCGGTACCTAGATTATACGCTTTAAATGTACCAATGTCAAATTTATCGCATAGATCCAGAGCGTTAACATGAGCCTGTGCTATATCCGATACATGGAGATAGTCTCGAACACAGGTTCCGTCTTTGGTGGCGAAATCAATTCCATTTAATATGAATTGTTTTTTCTCTATAATATTTTGTACGACCCTAGGAATTAAATGAGTGTCGTTCCATACATTACCTAATTCGCCGTCGGCGTCGCAACCGCAGGCATTAAAATATCTCAATGCTATGCTTTTATGTCCATATGCTCTTGTGTGGTCGGCAATAACATACTCGCACATCTTTTTGCTATGTCCATATGGACTAACTGGTATGCCTTCTGATGATTCTACAATGGGAACAACACAGTTATTACCATATGTTGCGGCACTACTACTAAAAACTATCTTACCTCTCCACTCTGCTACTGCTAGATCGTCTAGCATTTGATTTGTTTTAGCAACATTGTTTCTGTAGTATTCACCGGGATCTTTTAGGCTAGGACCAACAAGACTAGTTCCGGCAATATGTATAATGGCGTCTGCTTTTTCTTTTACAGCAACGGTAGCTGTGATGTTTACAAAATCATCGATGAATAGCATATCGCAGAAAGATGCTCCTTCTTTCATAGTCCATTCTCTGTCAATACCGATTACTTTGTATCCAGCATTGTGAAAGGCCTTAGCGGTATGACTACCGATAAAGCCTAGTACACCTGTAATAATAACAGTTTTAGTATTTTGATTCACGAGTATGTTTCCGATAGTCTGTTGACATTCGTAGCCATTGTTCGCCTTTACCTTCCATAATATCGACAATACGATCTATAGTGCCATCTGTCCAGTCACTAATCTTACCCATATTATCATGCGGCTTCTTAAGTAACTTTTCTAGTTTGTCTAAAGCATCATCAATTGACCAAGGTATATACATCCTTGTAGGGTCGTTGGCAAATGTTTCAGGGAAACTACGATAAGCAGGATATAATACATTACATCCTAAAGCATCTGCTTCGGATACTGTATTAGACACCCAGTCTTGTAAAGCACAGTTGAATACTACTCGACTATTGTTGACAATATTGTAATATTCGTTTTTATCTAAGTCTTGATACAATGATAACAAGCCTTTAGTATGAAGTATCCTTGTACGGTTCATATAGCTGTCATTGTTGCTTCGCAACTTTGATCCGCCACATACTGCAAACTCAACACCGCTCTTAGGATGACGTTCGTTCCAAGCTTCAATAAGATCCATGTAGAAGTCCGGTTGCTTCTCTTGATCCCAACGTGCTGAAAATACAACACGATGTTTCCTATCACTAAATGGTTTAATAGTGCCCACACGGCCCTGAACTTCTGCTTTACCAAATGCTAGCCCGCTAATGTTATAAAGAGGAGCCTTCCATCCAGCAATCTTCATATGCATAACCATTTCTTCATTACTGGCCAATACTCCGGTAACAAAAGAATCTACCATTTTTTCATAAAGTCCCATCCACGTTGACATGCCCCAAACATGAACAAAATCGTCAGGATCAATAGACTGAGCCAAACATCTGACAAAAATGCGAGGGCGCATATCCACTGGAATTTGATCCATGATATAAGGGAGGCTCTCGATTCCTGGTTGAAACATGTCTTCAAAATAGATAACATCTTCATTGTTTATTTCTCCTGCTTTCATCATACGGATAAGATTCATAAGTTGGCTCATGCCAAAGTATGTTCTTCCGTGTGCGTCTAGAACCTGGCCAGTAACAATTGCCTGATCGTTGCCAAGTGTTTCGCCCGGTACTAATATATAATCAATACCACGACTCTTAAAAACTGCTTCGTTCCAGTCTTGTAACTGTAAAGTATAGCGGGCCTTATATGGTTCTAGGCCCATATAATATAGTTTTCTCATTGAGAGGCGTTCCGAGCTTTACGAGCTTTACGTTCGTGATACTCTTGATCACGTTGGAACCATCGATACGCATCAGATCGATACATGTCCTTCTCGTCAAATTTAGCAAGGTTAAATCGGCAATGATCTAACCACTTGTCCAAGTCGTCGAAGATTTTAGTAACTTCGGGCTTCATGCGAAGGGTTTTTTGAATGTAATGTGGCTGTGCCATTTTAATTTTTCCTAATATTAGGGTTGATTTTGAAACATAAGGGTAGCGCCATTCTCGCCATCCTCACTTACTTCGATCTCAGTCTTACGACCGGGATATCTTGCGGTAATTGTCGTGTTAAGATCACGAGCAATCATCTCACAGGATTTGTGGTTAAGCTCTAATGTGCCATCGCTATAGCACTTTTCAAGCCAACGCTTAAATTGAATAAATTCAATGTCTCGGTCATCTTGGAATACCTCGATAGCGACACGAAAGTGGAAAATATGACGATGCGGTGTTCCAAGGAAACTAACATCGTACTCGTCGCCTGTGGCCAACTTAGGATCTGTTGCCGCGGCAGGATACATGTGAATACCTTCTTTACGGAAGGTTACCCAAATCATTGATAAATCGTTCATTTAATTACTTCGTCTTTAGTATATTTAGACCAGGGTGTAAACTTCTCTCGATTTTTTAGATCATGTAAGCTATGACACCACACTCCTGGATTGCTTTCGTCGAAACCTTTGTCATCTAGTTTAATTGTAGCATTATAACCTAGTAGTTGTACATAGGGTAGTTTAACCGAAATCATAGGAATGAAATTATTATATTCACATAATGGACTTTCGGCTAACCCTTCTACACAACTAGAATCAATATCTAGTGTACATAGATAGCCTCTTTCCAAAAAGTAGATTACCATGTCAGTCCATGGCGACCAATACTCAGAATTGTTTACATCTATTTTAGGAAAACTCATGTTAGCACCAAAATAGATATGTTCACAACCTTGTAAGTTTAAGGCAATTGCGTCAACTTTTTGTAATCCAACTACAAACAAAGTTTTCATTCCAAATGCTGGAGTATGTTCTACCTCAACACCTGTAAAAAACTTTGCCTGATCGGTACTTGCGTTTGTATAATCACGTTTCATAATAACAGTTTACTAGATTATTATTTGTTTGTCAATACTTCATTTTCCAAAGCAATTAACTTCTCATCGTTTGGATCTTCGGTATCAATTTCGTCAGGGCTAGTAACTTCTTCTACTTGAAATAAACTATGAAATTTATTACGAGCAGGACCGCCTTGTAGTCGAGCACCATCTAAAGTTGTAATAAACGGTGAAGCTTCGTCGATTAAAGCAAACGCTTCTGCTTTAGTTTTTGTTTCAAATAATTCTTGTACAAAAGTTTCAAAGTAAAGAATATTACGTGGAACAAATGGGCTGGGCTCGTCTTTGTTAGCATTTTTGCTACTAAGTTTTTCCCACTCTCTCCATGTTCTCTTAAATCCTGCGTGTTCGACATCGGATAACTGATTGGCACGTTGTACAGCAACAATATGGCAGTAAACATTATGACCCATCATTAGAGCATAAGCAAAACTATCCCAACTAGTTTTACCTTCTTTGCCAATCTTGTTCAACATGCCCGGAGCATAATGACAAATATCACCCATTGTTAGCCTACGGCCGATTTCGCTTTCAAAAGGGAAGGGGATATCGCTGCCTGAAAGTGCTTTGTTATCTGGGGCTTTGTCCATAACAGTACTCCACTTTTTGGGCGTGTGGATTGGATTGGTGTAACAGAGTCCGTGTGCTGTTGCGACAAACGGTGAGGCGCAGTCAAAAGATAAGGTAATTTCTTCATTGATATGTTTCCTGATTTGTCTTTGAATAGAAGTTAAGTAACAAGCCCAATCTAACTGAGCAGTGCCCAGAAAGTGGATCCAATTTTTGCCTTTCAGCAAACCATCTTCTCTAAGTGTCATTAGACGCTTGAGAGTAATATCCATTTTACACATATTGACGCCACCAAAGGCCCAACCTTCTGCGGCTTTGTCACCCCAGACAGCATTATCACTATATTCCTTAACACCTTGATACCATTGTTCAGCAGTATCCCAATCACTACCTTGTAGAACGTTTAAGAACTTAGTGAGTCCTAGTCTGCGGCTTAACCAGTATTCATTGTTAAATCTTGTTTTATCTAAACAGTCTTGGAAGCTAGTTAATCCTGTACGCTCTCTATTTTCCGGCAAACATGCCCAACTAGGAACGTCCAGCATCATTGACCAGTCTGCGGTAAATTCTAACCACGCTAGAATGTCATCTCGGATTTTATTTGCGGCGGGACCATCGAAGTTTTTCCAATCAAACTGGATAACACCTTTACCAATCTGGTATCCACCAGAGTCACCAAGGATCATTGTTCCTTTTCTGTCTCTTCCATGAATCATACTGTCTTGTGTAACAGCCTTGTTTAGATCAAGTTGTGCGTGTCCTGCGGAATATAGAGCATTTTTATAAACAAAGTAACCGTCTTCTTCGTTTAAAAAGTTCATGCCCTCAATGCCGCGATCGAATCCTTTAGGAATACGATCCTTAGGTACAAATTCTTCTAGTCGCTGTTTAGCAACATAGGTACTGTAGAAAGAGCTAATTGCTGGCAAATAGACAGCATAGTCTTTCTGTAATGGTGTTAAATCAACTGGTGGTTTTTTTTGTGTCATATTCTTTCTTTGCTAGGATGGATATTAATTCTAGTTGTTCTTTTGCTCGTCTTGCATTTTCGTAGGCTACAGAAACAGCAGGATGATCTTTGGCAAGAATTTCAAATTCTATTTCTTTTATCATCTCTTTCTTAGCCCAATCTAAAATACGAATTGCTTCTTCATCTAATTGTACAGTAGCATAGGAATTTTGTAAAGTTATCCAAGTATTGCCATCCCATACTTCCATGTTTTGATTAGAAGTATTGAATCGCATATTGCCTACGCCAATAGAAGCACTACTGTAATTGTTGACAAAATTACTGCTAGGGCTTCCGCCCAAAACAGTAATATATCTGCCACCCTGACTTATACCTTTTATCATGCGTTAGCAGGAATAATGTATTTGTATGTAGCAAGACCGCTATCGAGTGTGATCTGCATGGCGCCTTCGTTACTAAAACTCATAACTGTGTTATTAACGTCTGCGGCTTTGAGAATACTTAATACAGGAGCAACTGGCCATGTCCATGCCTTTGTAATCTTACCTGTAACGCCTGTGGCAAACACAAACTCGCCGCCGTGACTTGCTTGATCGCCAAATGTGAATGTTAGTTTGTCGCCATCAGTTTTAGCCAAGAATGTGGTGTGCTCTGTGTTAGCACCTGCTTGGAAGTTAAAACGTTGAATAGAACTCTGTGTTGGACTAACTTCTACATCCCACTTAACACCACGAAACTTGACAGTCTTCAACTTTTCGTTGATAATGTCTTGATTCATAAAACGGTAATCGTTCTTAAAGTCGCCGTCTTTGTTTTCAAAATGTAAACCTACTGGAATGTCTTCTCCGTTTCTGTTAGCAACAGTAATTTCGATCTTAGCATTCTCTTGGTACTCTTTACCATCTAATAGATAGCGTAGCTTTTCCAATTGTGGCATACCGAATGTCCCAACCATGTCTGGTTGTGGAGTAGCAGTTTCTGCGTACATAATAACTGTACGGTCATCTGCCATTGAGTCGATTAATGTTTTATCTTCAGTACCAGTTACCTTAACAATGTTAAGGAATCCTAGCTTGTTTGTGTGTGCGACGATGTCGCTTAGAATGTCTTTCATATAAATTCTCCTTGTTTAAGTATATTTAGATTTGTGTGAAATGTCAACGTTTATTTTTAGTCGAAGCTGAATAGATTGCCAAATGTATTATTCTGTGTAGTAGATTCTAAATCCCATTCTAGCACACCAATAAGGTTATCGAGTTTATTGTTAATGATAACAGTTTCCATTTCGCTGTGATTAAACGGCAAGTCTTGGAACCACTTAGGTAAACGTAGTTCATCTACTGGATAAGCTACACTGGTAAATCCTAATGGATTTTCTTTTACCTTACAAACAATAACTTTCATACCGTCTACAATTTGCTGACTGTACTTGTCACCGTTCATACGTTTAAGTGTATTCCAATTGATACTAGCACGAACATGTCCGGGCATATTTGCCTTTCCTTGTTTCTTTTCTTTAGCTTCGTATTCGGCAATGTTGTTAGCTCGCTTTGGACTACCTTTCTCCCACCCTGGACGACTCTTAAATTCTGTACGGAATTCTCCAATACGTTCTAGAATCTCTTCCTCGGTGGCATTATTAAGTACCTTGGTTAATACTTCTTCCAAGAACTTTTGCATAAATTCTGGAGTATCACTACGCTTCAGATCCAAGCCCATGGCCTTGATCTTACCTGGCTTGCCATCTACGTCACTACGCTTGCCTTCCTTGTCATAGTACAATACAGCATAGCGTTTCTTAGTAATGAACAAGCCTTTGATAGCAACAATTTCACGACCGGCTTTAATAACTTCGCCACGTGACTTTGGACAATGATGTGCCTCGGCCATAAACTGAGGAAAAGTACTATTAACTTCTTCGGCCACTGTGTCATACAGTTGAACAACAGAGTCTTTGGTCCAAGGTATCTCACCTTTATCAATCTCTTTCTTAAGAGAACTGTATGCGCTAAAGTAAGCAGAGTCAGTATCACCGTAGATAATAGCCTTACCTACGTGATTATAATCACCTGTGATTACCTCATTAATTTTAGCGGCCATATGTCGAGCAATGCCTCGGCCAGTTAATGTAGTACTTTGCCCAATGCGGTTATCAAAAAATCTACAGCCCATGTTAAGAATAGCACCATACAAACTGTTCAAGTTAATTTTCTTAACCAACTGTCGCTTGTCCCAGTATTCTTCCTCGATCTTGTTTTCGGCTTTGATAGCTTCTTTGAGCTTGGCCTGCATTTCTTTACGTTCAGCATACCAACGCTTTAGCAATCCTGGAATAATGCCTTCAAACTCATGTGTAAAGATAGTACCATTAGCACTTAACATCCACGGTTTATTACTTTCGTAGATTAATTCGTAGATCTCGGCACCACTCATTACACTAGTTTCGCCATTTTCCCATTCTACAATGATATCATTGGCACGGTCTTTGTTCATTACAAACTCGTACTCGTTGGCACCAAACTTACCTTCCCATGCCGCGGCAAACGAATTACCTTTAGCAATCTTAGCGTCAATTTCCGCTTGTGTATAATCTTGTCGCAATTGCCCAATAATAGTTTCTGGTCCCATGTTAAGAGCCCGAATAACTGACGGATACAAACTGTTAATATCCATTGAGCCGATGTAGTCATGTAAGCCTTTTTTAGGATACGCAACATACGCACCTGCCGCTTGATTATTAGCATCTTCGTCACGTTTTGGTCTACTTGGAACAATCATGCCACGGTGGTGTGCTTCGTTTACAATGGCCTGCTCTGTAACAGCCACAGCACCCATTGTTGTTTGTAGCAACACGGTATTTTCGTGAGCAACTGTATTAGCAAGATCAATAAACTTTAATTTTTTATCTAGTTTATCCAACAAAGCAGTATCCTGTCTGTTGTATTCAATAAACTTACGGAAGTCGTTGTTGTAAAGTTGATCTAATGTACCTTCGTAGACTGTTTTACTTTCGCCTACTTCCATTTCTCCGATTGCGTCCAACCTGTAGGTGTGTCGTTCTTCATAGGTGTACTTGCGGTACAACTCGAGACTGTCCAAATGAACGCGACCAACCAAGTCATAAGTAATAGCTGTTTTTCCATACTTTTCATACTCTCGCTTCTTGGGCATTTGATCCCACAAACAAAGTCTACGTGTATCTTCTTTACTTAGAACTTTAGTAATGCGGTTAACAGTATACGGCATATCAAAGCCTTCGCTGTTCCATCCGCTTAAGATATCAGCATCTTCAATTAGGTTAAGAAACATATCTAACATGTCTGCTTCGTTATCAAACAGAATTGTGTTAGGGAAATCTTTAACCTGAGACTCTGCCTGCTCCATTGTTAGCGTCTTTGGCGGAACAGCAAGGCATACTAGAGTATCCATCCATTGTAGGTGAACAGCAATCGCAGTAATTGGCATGAACGCATCGTCTGGACTTGCGTAGCCACGTTCTGGATCAAAGTCCACCTCAATATCCCAAAAAGCTACATTTAATTTTGGAGCATCTTTGCCTAGATAGTTTTCTTCTAGACAACGGAATACAGGATTGATGTCACTTTCAAATAACTTATGACCACTGTGTATTCTTTGCTCTTTTGTGAATTCTTTAAAGCTCTTAGCGGTTACTTTGCTAAGATTGTCTCCAAAGATTGATTTGAATTTGCCTCGTTGATCTGGATAATAAAACAGATACTTAGCAGGGTACTCTTGATAAATCCTACCCTTCTTTGGATCTCGCTCAATGACATAGATAATGTCCTTGTCACGATCCCATCGTGCGTCTACATAACTCATATTTTTCTCCAATACCGCTTATGGCCGGCAACCTTTAACGTGCGATTTATGGCTCGCTGAACCTTTCTCAAAAATATTTAGCCAACATTCTAATTAAACCAATGGAATCTATGCTTACAAGAAGCAAGTAGTTAGCGAGCATGCCAAAAGATTTCCGAGTAAAAGCAGCCCAAGCATAGAGACCACAGCCGAGGATCCATATAGGATAAAGAGAAAGTAAGGGCGGGTTAGGGACAGTGATAGCCATGGTAATGCTACACCCAATTGAAATAGCCCAAGCAAGCAACTCAACGCAAAAACGAAACCTATTACTAGTAAAGTCATCTTTAATCCATTCAATTGTGGGTTTAAATAAATCTAGCATTAATCTTCCTTACGGAAGCTGTGCCCACTGATGTCGACAATTGTCTCAAGGTCGTCAAATTCTCTCCACACTTGATCCCACTGATCTTTTTGTGCAATACGAATTGCTTTTTTAATTACGCTAGGTTTAACTTCTAGCTCTTCTGCTACAGCTTTAATAGTTTCATTCAAGCCTTCTGTGAGATCTTGGATCTCTTGCATGACGGTCATGCCTTCTGCTACGATTTGTTTAATTTTGGCCTGTTCTGGCGCACCAAATGCTTTACCCATGTGATATCTCCTATGAGCATTAAGTATACATACCTACACTTAGAAAGTCAACGATTTTTCAGTGTACTCTGCTTTTTTCCATCCAACTAGAAATTGTGCCTTCCAATTGTTCTGCTCAAAGCCATTTAGGTTTTTCCATTCATCTTCGTGTAATAAGATTTGTTTGGAAGCATCGTGCCAGTCAGTGTGGCGTATTTTATAATCAAACACCAACATTTGAGTATTAAACCTATCGTAGTCGTAACTATCGTATTCAATATGTAACACCTCGTACATATCTCCATTAGTATCGACTGCGTCTAGAGCAAAATCAAAGCCCCATTTTTGTTTGGTGTTTAATAACCAGCTGGCTTCTGGTATGTTAGATTTAATTTTTGAAAGTTGATATGCGGCATGATCTGTGTAGTTACATCTATGTAAGATCATGCTGTGATCTAGTTTGAGATTTGTATTATTATTTTCTAATTCAAACCAAGTTTCTTGCCAGCAAGTATGATTAAGTAAGGGAGTATTAATAGGATGTTTCATCATCTCGTAATACTTTTGCTCTGCTCGATTTAATTCAAATCCATCTTTGTCGTAGTAACAAAAGTTTTCAGGAACAATATTGTATATAGGTTCCTTACAAGTAGGATTAGAAACGATGGAGACATCGAATCTTTTAAACATAGAACCTTACTTTTTCTTTGATTTAGTTTTTAATACGCGGTCAGGCAAAGCAGATCTTTCATGTCCGGAATCAGCGGCAGAAAATTCTTGTCCTACGCTAGGCTTAATTTTCACTTGATTGGCAAATTGTGGATTGTGAGCAACAGCATGCATTAGATCCCACTGTGCTTTACTTTTAGATCTTTCAGCTAACAAATTTTCTAACATACCTGCTAGATAGTCGTTGTAATCACCTTCCTTATAGGGCATACGTAGTTTGGGTTTATGTTCTCCATTTGGAGTTTCGTGATCGCCTACTTGGGCAGTTTTATATACTTTTTTACCTGTGTTAGGACTAATGTAATAGTCTTTACCGCCTTCAGACCCTATTTGTTTAATCTTGTACTTGGCTACACTATCGCCTTCCGCCACACCTTCTCTTACTGGAGAAATCATAGCGTTGGAAAGATCTACCCCTGCGGCAGCTTGTTGCTTACCCCAAGCAATAGTAGCACTGCGTCCAAAGATTGGTTTCGGATTGATTGGCTTCCCGTCGATAGTAATATTATACGATGTGACTTCTTGACGATTACGTTGTAGTTCGGGATCGTCTAGATCATGTCTCTCGTCATCTCCGTGATTTGGTCTGCTACCTAAGCGTGGAGCAGTTGGACTAGCAAACCCGTGTTGGTATCCTCGATTGCGACCATACCCTTCTGCTACTTGTGGATCAATTCCTTGTTCTTTTTGACTTTGTAGGTAATCCCAAACACTGACTAACATCATTTCTGCTTTGGCAATTTTCTCTTGTCCCCACTCTGGCAAGTTGTCTCTATCTTTGATAGTCTTTAACAGTCCTAAAACTGCTCTGGCTGAAGTAAGTAAATTACTGTGTGCCATGCCCGCTTCGTCGTCGTATTCGGGATTACTTTCTGCTACGCTTTCTTTAGCTTGCGTGTCATATTTTTGAATTAATTTTTCAAGAGGAGCATAGTAATTATCCCAGTTGAATCTATCAGCCGCAGGACCTAACCCTCTAACTCGTTTGAGTTTCATTTGAGATCTTTCTTGTTCGAATTCTGGATTACCCATTAATTCTCGTTCTTGTTTGTCTAATTGGACCATTCTTCGCATCATCTTTGGACCAGCAAATTCTGAATCATCTGCTTGACGTACAATAGCAGGATTTGTGCCGACTGCTTGTGACATTTGATCATAGGATGGAGGCATATCCATAGCTTCTCTTAAACCTTCATTAGGTACACAGTTACGAACCTGTCCACCATTCTTACCTGTCTTAGTACCTACAGCGTGTTTGCCAGGCCAGCATTTTGTAAAACCGTTGCTGTCCTTAGCACCTTTCTTGATCTCACTAATATTTCCATGTGTTTGACACATACCGCAATCTGGACATACTGCTTCCATTGTCATCATGCTTTCTTCGTGCTTCTTCTTACCAGCACAGTGAGCCTTCTGACTGAATCCTTTTGGATGACTGCAGTTGATACTGCTCTTATATTTCTGACTCCACTCTTCGGCAACAGGCTTCTTATGTTTTTCATGACGAGGGAGAGTCTTGCTCTTATCCTTCATCTTTCCAGCCCCACCCATCTTGGCATTCTTAGCAACAAAGTTACGTGGCTTAGGAGGCTCTTTAGGCCCCATTCTACTTTGAACAACAATTTGATCTTTGCCTATTGGAGTATCCATAGATGCGATAGATCCAGAACTTGTGCCGCCACTAGAAGCTCCACCGCTACCGCCATCTTCTAATACATAACGGACATAGCTACCTGATTTTATTTTTGTAAATTCGTTATTCATTTTGTTTTCATCCAATTAGCTACAGGACTTATTGTATAAGTATCCTTTAATTCATTACTTCCTTTTGAAGTTATAGTTTTTTGTTTATAACCCATTTTAGTATTTGCTCTATCTATTATTTCAGCATCTGCTTTGGTATACGCAACCATAACCATATCATCTACAAATTTTCCATCTTGTGGATAATCATTTTCAAATTCAGGAGACACCGCCATCATAACACCTAATCTATACTTGTGATAGTAGTTAGTAGGACCCATAGGAAGTCCAGGAACCCCTACGCTGGTCATGCCTGGTATAGCTCTCTGAGAAGAAAGACTAACCTGTTGTTCTACTATAAATTCCGATGCCCTCATTTTTTCTTCATCCAATTAGCCACAGGGCTTACTGTATTTGTATCTTTAGGTTCAACGCTTTTGCCACGTTTTTGTAATTCTTTACCATCTGTTGGAATAGTTGCCATGGCCGCTAATATCATTAAGTGTTCTGCATCAGTGTATGGTACCGCTACATTGTATTTTTCAATCCAAGATGCTCCATCCATGTCTACAGGTTTTGAACTTTTTCCGTCTGCCATAGCAGTAGCCATCCAAATGCGGTTTAGATGATAAGTTCGATCATATCCACCTATATCTCGCATTCTAGTTACTCCTTGGGTAGCTTGTATAAAATGGTCATGCATTTTACCATCTCCCCTAGTTTCTAATACAAATTCTTTAGCTCGCATTACACTGATCCTTTTAAACTAGCACGTAAGAACCATCCATGCTTTTCGTGATTGTCCATGCGCTCGGCTAGGAAGTTACTAAAGCCGTGTTTGCCAGCAGCCTCTGCGGCATCGTATGTTTTCTTTAAGATAATGATCATTTTTTCATTATCCATTAGTAATTCTTTGACCATGGCTTCCATAGGAATAATCTGTGTTTCATCTTCTACCTTGGTAAGCATATTGAAACGGCTTAGACTAGCAGGAGCGTAGGTTTGTAACTTGCGAAGATTCTCGGCAAAGTCATCAATGCTACCATATACTTCGTCGTATATGCGTTCAAATAATAGGTGGAATTCGTAGAAGTCTTTGCCTTCTACATTCCAATGAAAATTTTGTGCTTTTAGTGCAAAACTAAATTCACTGGCAAAAGCAATTTTAGCAATTTGTTGTAGTTGTTCCATGGTACTATATTTATTATTTTCCAAACCAAAGTTTAAACCACGCATCTGTGCCCGGTTTAATATTTTGTTCACGCTGTATTTGTCCTTTGTTGCTACTTACTACAGGCTGTTTTAGTTTAGCTTTATATTCTGCTAACCTAGCTTCGGCACCTAACCCTCCCATTAAATGAGCTGCCTTTAACTCATGTATAGGATCTTCAGGAGCAAGATAACAATCATCAAGACTGTCTTGCGATATATTATCTTTTGTTATGTAGTATTGCTTCATTCATTATAATCTTGTTAATTAAAGAATCCATAATGTCTTGTACATCTTCGTTTACAGGAACGCATTTAGTAGCAGTACGTGTGCTCTCCGCCACATCTTTTTTATCAACTAACGGACCGCCTGTGACCCAGGCATCGCAAGTCCTGCGACTAGCACATTTGAATTTTAAAAAACGGCAATAGCCAAGATCGCCGGCTTCGATTGTAGGATCTTCTGATCCTTGAGTTGATCCAATACCCTGTGCGATACAGTCTAATGTATCTGCTCTTTGATCAAATGCCGCACAGTTGCCGCATAGGCTTTGTTTGGCCTCGTCTATGCTATCTAGATTCCATTCATCTACTTTTTTCATCCAGAATGTATTGTTAGGCAAGTCTGGATTAAGTGGACCGTATCCGTACTCGTTGATGGCTTTTTGTCTATTTTTTAAGTTGAGAGCAATATCTTGAGTAGCTGGTGGACATTTGCTATTGTCATCTGCTTCTTTCAAACGATGCCCGTCTTTTTTACTGTACTTACCGGATTTCTCTTTGGCAATAGCAATAGCGGCTTGTTGTGCCGCCGATCCAGCTTCCGCCACACCTTGCTCACCAATGTTTTTATCAATTCCTCTTGATCGAATTCCTCCGAGCTTTCGAACTTTAGCCAGCTCTTCTAGAGCATGGCGGATCTGTTCGATGTTCATTGACAACTCTTTAAAATTACGTGTAATCATTTCCCATTCTAATGGGCTAGCGTTTTGTGCTCGTTGAGCTAGATCGGCTAACTGACCTTTAGCTCGCATCATGCGAGTTTTTAATTCAGCAGAGTTAACTCCTTGATGACCGTAGATCGTAGGATTCATTGGTTCTGCAGGATCCATTTCAATAGGAGATTCCGCCACACCTTGCTTTGTTGCTGGGCGAATTAATGAATTAAATAATCTTGATTCAGCAACAGGTTGAGGTGCTGGTTGTTCTGGTTGTGGTTGTTGTATGCCCATACCTTTTCTCGTTATATCCATTAAGTGCTTGACCCAATCTACACCAAGTTTGTTTACATCAAAAGCATTGGACCATGTGGACAATGCCTTCTCGGGTGGGTCATTTTTTAAACTGTTGCGTAACGCAGTTCCGCTGATGCCTGTGCCGCGAGGAGTAACATCCAGACTTACTTTAACGTGTTCGTAGCCTGGAAATTTGTTTACAGCTTTCATTAAGGCAGCAGGCATATTCATACCAGCACGATCTTCACCTACCATAATAATAATGTTATCGTAACGTGGAGGTTTACCCGGCAATGGATTAATCAGCTCATGTTTAATTTTTTGTATCAGTTGCCCGCCTGCTTGTACTGTGCTAATGTTATTAGCATACTGTGGATATAATTTATGCCATGTCTGTACTTTAACTGCTGTAGGAATAGGATCGTCTTTGCCTTCAGCATTGCCAATAAACAAATAAGGATCTCCACCTACTTCCTTGGCTTTGTTAATAGTATAGTTAAAAAGTTCTTCGTGCCCTTTGTGTCCAATAAATGACCCTACTGCTACGACTGCGGTCTTGTTAGCATTTTCACGTGGACGCTCTGTCCATGCCGTTTTTTTGGCATCTTGTTTGGCACTAATAACATCTCGTTGTTCTTGGCTAGTAACTTTAATAGGACCTAGGCGACTGTTAATAACAATACCTTCATAGTCCTTGCCTAGTAAATCTTTGCCAAGGATGTTAGGGTCTTTGATAATAGCTTGTTCTAACGCAACTTTAACTGGATCCAATGCGGCAGCAACATCACGCTTACGTTGTAAACTACCTGGACTCTTGTCAGCTAACATTGCTTTAAACTGTTCTAAGTTTTCTAAAGGTGGTACAAGTGCTGTAACATCAAGGCCTTCTTTTTGTGTAAGGCTGTTATCAATAAACATAACACTGCTAGCGCGACCTACGCTCAATAGTTGTTTAATAAATTCATTGCTATCAGGCAAGTCCTCGCCTGTGTCTGCGTCAACTACACGGAACGGAACTAATGCTAGTTGTACACCTTCGGGTAACTTATCATAATGAATACCAACAAACTTTAATTTGCCTTCTGGAGTCTCTGTGGCAAAGGGTAAGAATAATACTTCGCAGGTAACTTGTTTATTAACTAAAAACTTTGGACCTAGTTTGCTGTCTACTAGTTTAACGGCCTTCATCATTTCTTCAAACAAGTCGTCAAATAATTGAGCGCGACCTAGTACTTCTGTATCAGTAGTACCTTTCTGTTGATGGTATGCTACGAACCCTGCTTGGTATCTTGGTTCAGTACGACTAGTACCCATAAAAGGTTTGCCTTCTGAGTTCTTACCAAAGCGTCCACCGAACCCGTCAACTTTAACATTTAATGGAATATTTTGTAATTTAAAACTTCCGTTGCCATCGTGTAGCTCGTCTAATAAGTCTAAGAAATCTAAAGGTTTTAAGTCGTGTAAGTGCGGCATGCCTTTACGTAGTTGTGCCTTGACAGGTGCGGCATCGCCTTCAGCTTCTTCAATTGGATTATCTAATCCAACAGGCCCTTCTGTGGCCACTCTATAATTCTTAACATACTCTTGGCGCATCTGCTCTAAGTTAGTCGGCGGCGTTACCTCAAGAGTTTTTAAAGCATAGTTAAGTGCTACATTCTTTTCTACAAGATCTCGTTGTGGATCACCTTTATACAATCCCTGTGCTCCTCTAGCAAATAGTTTATCAACAAAAGAATCTAATACACTTTCTTTTTCTTCTTGTGGAAGCACTAAATTTATTAGCTCTAGTAGTCCTGTAAAGCTCCATGTCTTTGAAAGAGCTTTTGATAATGTGGAACGATCAATTCTCTTGTCAAAAATAGCTTGGAAGATTTTACTGATATCTTTTTCATAGTTACCTGGAGGCAACTCTTTTAGTACAGGCAACCCATCAATTTCTAAAGGACGTCCTTTTTCATCTAACACTGGTTCATACTTTGTACGTAGTCCACCGCCCTCTTTACTACTAACGGCAAAAGAAAGCATACTATCACGTTCTACTTTGTCTGTAATTTTACCTGTGCGCTTATGAACTTTTCTAAGTATGAAATCTTCTGAAGCTATTTTTGTCAATGATTGTATTAACCATTTATGGAATACGCCTTTGATTCCTTGACTTATATCGTCCCAACTACTGCTATGACTAAACGCCGCCCAGTCTGTTGGTTGATCTTTTTCGCTATAGTCAACAAATTCGAAGTCGATTTGAAATTTGATAGGTGGATCTGTTAGTTCCCAAAGACTGCTATATTGTTCGTTGCCCCTGCTGTAACCTAGAAACTTAGCATTGCCAACAACTTGTCCTTTAACACTATCAAGCCATTGTGCTAACTGTGGTTCGGATTCTTTATTAACCTGCGTGTCAATATCGCCTACTTTGGGTTTAACACGTTCAAACTCTTCGTCGGATAAGTTTGTATCAAAGAAATGTAAACTAGACCCGCTTAGATACTTACGAGCTTTAAGAACTTTAGGATTCCAAAGAGGACCTCCTACGTTTTGTTGATAACCAGCATTGATAGCATCTAGTAATGCGCTTAGAATAGGAACAATATAAGCACGGTTATGAACTTTAAGATCAATTTGTTGTGCTTGAGCTCCATCGACTTCTAGATTACCGCCTTCGTTGAGTCGTGTAAAGAAATGTCTAAGTTTCATTTATTTGTCCCCTAACTGAAACTCTTTTTTATTAATAGCTTCAAGGAAGTGATCACATAATTGTTCACATAGACCATCACGAAGTTCTTTAGGAAAGTGTTTGGCAGGCTTGCCTTTCATTTCTTTCTTGTGATAGAACTCCATACAACCTTTTTCTACCATCGGACGCATAGACGCTACACATTCTTCTCTGTTTAATTTGCCTGCTTCGTTGTCACGAGACATTTTTTGTATTAAATCAATGGCATGATCTTTGTGTAACTTGTCGTGATCTAGTATATACCAGAATAACTCGTCCTTGTGATCAGAGATATCTTGTTCTGATTGTGTTTCTTTCTTACCTAATTTAACAGGTCTGCCAAAAAATTCGTATAGTTTCATAGTTTTTACAAGCATTATGAACGCAAATATGCATTAATACTCTCCGTATAGAGTATTTATTACAAACAAACTAAATGAAAAATTAGTGATTATACAGAATGTACTGTACAGCGCCATTGTTAATAGCAACATTGGCTCTTACCCATACAAAATTACCAGCAAAGTTGGCACAGTCTACGGTGCTAGTAGTTCGTGTATCCATGACATTATAGCTTATTGTTGTATCAGTAATACTAAACCAGTCATTGTCTGCCGGTGCTGTTGCTAATGTAGCTTGCATAGTTACTGTACCAATAAAGTCTGAAGTGGCCACACACATAGTTGTATGTAATCCGTCGCTACCTCCAAAGTATCCATCGCCTTTTAGCTTGTCGCTAACAAATACAACGGTACCTGTGGCCGTGTTTGGATAAACAACCGCAGTGGTACTAGTTGTATTAGGGAAGTGATCCGGACGAAATTTTAGACTTTGGCTAAGTGCTGGCATGTTTATATCCTATGAACTAGTATTTATGCTAGATCTAGGTATAAATTGTTCTGTTCTACTTACATAACCCTGCGCCGCTAGTCCTACCATCATGAGCATTTGCTTGTTTGACACGTATAGAAACGGATCTTGATGATAATACCGGCTACCTGACAAGTATCTTTCTGTACCTGGACTAACACGTATCATATCACTGTTGTATTTTTTAGTCCATTCTAGTAGACTATTTCTTACATCTAGTGGCATTTGTTTAAAAATAACTTTATGTGTGTATTTTCCGTGTGGTAATTCATTACAAACTACAGTTTTTTTATCGCCAACAATAGTATTAAGGACTTGATTGTCTTCGGGCTCAGTAACACAGATGACAAATTCTTCTAGTATCTTGATTGCTTTTTCGTAGGCGGTTTTGTCTGTGAAAAAATAGTTAACATGAGATCCTTCAATGCGAAGTTTATAACTATCATCATCCAATAGCATCAACAACTTACAGTAATTAAACAATCGTTGTCGATCTGTTGGTGTACTTTTATTTGATGGATTATAAAAAGAAATTAGATCTTCTCGTTCTCCTGTACACCAAAGCATTATTTGTTTTATACTCCATACTCTTAGATAAGTACCGTGTCTTATTATGGTACTTATCTTGTAAGGGTACTTTCCGTAAAACAGTTTATGTGTTTTCTGTTTCCGTAACTGGATCATTTTTAACCTTTATAGGCATTGGATCTATAAAATTTAATTTAAGTTCTGAATTGTCTACATCAATTTCTACAATTCCGCCATTCATTAGTTTACCAAACAGTATTTCCTTACTCAACGGACGTTTAATAAGTTCTTCGATTGTACGTTGTAGTGGACGAGCACCCATCTTACTGTTAAATCCTTTGGAAATTAACAATTCAATTGCTGACGCTGTGGGTTTAACATGAATGTTTTTATCTTTGACCAAAGAATTAAGTTCATCAATAAACTTCTTAACAATTTTAATCATTGTAGCTTGATCTAACTTGCCGAATCGAATAACACCGTCTAGACGATTACGGAATTCAGGAGCAAAGAATCGGTTAACAGCATCTTTAGGATCACTGTCTCGTTCCAAGCTACCAAATCCTACACTGTTCTTTTCAGCGTCGGCGGCACCTAAGTTAGATGTCATAATGATAATAGCATTACGTCCGTCTGCCTTTTTACCATTAGATCCTGTAACAAAGCCGTTATCCATTAATTGAAGCATGATTGTTAGTACACTAGGGTGTGCTTTTTCAACCTCGTCAAGCAACAATACACAATTAGGATTTTCTTGTAGCTGTGTAATTAATTGTCCAGCATTGTCATCAAAGCCAACATAGCCCGGAGGAGCACCAATAAACTTAGCCACACTATGCTGTTCTTGGAATTCACTCATATCAAAGCGAACTAGTTTAACTCCAAGATTAATCGCTAATTGTTTGGCAGCTTCAGTTTTACCTACACCTGTTGGACCCACAAATAAGAAATTACCAATAGGTCTATTTAGAGATTTTAATCCTGCTTGAGCAATAAACACTTTATCAAGTAAGCTCTCAATGGCCTTTTCTTGTCCGTAGACCTTGGATCTCATGTTCTTATCGAGAGATTCAAGATTAACTGAATCTTTGTTGCCGACCTGTTCAAGAGAGATATTGGCTATCTTACTGATTTCGAATACAATCTCATCATGGTCAACAACTCCGCCTTCCTCGTCTTTGACTTTAAAACGAGCACACGCACAATCGATTAAGTCAATGGCCTTGTCGGGTAATTTCTTATCGCTCATGTATTTGATAGAATATTTTACGCTATCAATAACTGCTTGATTTGTAATTTTAACACCGTGATGTTTTTCGTAATACTTTTTAAGACCTTTAATGATCTTAATTGCTGTTGCCTCATCTGGCTCATCAATAGTAACACGCTGGAATCGGCGCATCAACGCACGATCCTTTTCAAAGTGTTTACGATATTCTTCCCAGGTTGTCGATGCAATAACTTTAATAGTACCTCGACCTAATGCGCTCTTAAGCATATTGGCCATATCGTTGGCACCGCCATTACCGCCTGCGCCAGCACCATTCATCATGTGTGCTTCGTCGATAAACAATATACTCTTGCCCTTCTTTTCAAGAGCAGAAATTACACCTTTAAGTCGTTCCTCAAAATCTCCACGGTACTTACTACCGGCAAGCATTGCGCTAATATCAAGACTGTATACGCTATGGTCTTGAATAAATTTAGGAACACTACCTTCGATAATCTTTCGAGCCAGTCCTTCGGCAATAGCAGTTTTACCTACACCCGGATCTCCAATTAAAATAGCGTTAGCTTTGGTACGGCGAGCAAGTACTAATGTAATTTCTTCAATTTCATTATCTCGACCAATAACAGGGTCGATCTGTTTGGCCTTTGCTCTTGCTGTAAGGTTAGAACAGAATTGAGTAATAACTTTTTCTAGTTGTGCTAGACCTTGAGGACTAATTGATCCGTTGTCCTCACTGACTTCTTTGTTTAAGAAAGATAGAAATTTATCTTTGTCAATGTTTGCTTGTCTCAAGAAAAATACAGCATGACTTTTCTTTTCAGCAAACAAACTAATAAAACAATCAACAGGTTCAATAATCTGACGACCACTATATAACACTTGCGAAAACGTTTTGTTTAACAGTCTTTCAATACTGGCAGTTTTCTTAGGACGATTAACGTCAGTATTGACGATGTCTTTTAAATCATTAGTGATGTAATTTTCTACAGACTCTTTTAGAACTTTAACATTAGTTCCGTAATCTGTTAATATCTTACTAAATTCTTCATTGTTTAGCATACTAAACAAAAAATGCTCTAGTGTAATATATTCATGTTTGTTAACACTGGCTACTTGTACAGCGTGTTCAAAGATTTTCTCAAGATCCTTGTTTGGTTCCAACATTATTTTTTCCTTCTATGTTTTATTTAATTGTAGATCTCTCGGAGTTTTGTTAACTGTGAATTCGTGAGATTGTTTGGGATTTGAATTTTAACTTGTATTAATAGTCTGCCAACAAAACGATTATCGTTTATGTTTGGCATACCGTATCCAGCGGCTGCTAGCAGTTGTCCATGTTGTGTTCCTGGGTTTATTTTAACTTCAAGTAATCGATTATCTATAGTTTCTAGTTGATAGTTTTTGCCAAGTATAGCATCTATAGCGTTTACCTCCAATTCTTTGATCAAGTCATCGCCTTGCCTGCCAAATTTATTATTAGGCATGATATTAACTGTTAAGTGTATATCTCCTCTTGGTAAATTTGCGTACGAGTCATCACCCATTTTAGCTAGTCTTAATGTTGTTCCATCCTGGATTCCTCTTGGAATCTTAACATTAACAACTTGTTCTCTTCCGTTTGGTAATGTAATATTTGCTATTAATTCTTTACCAAAAAACGCATCCTCTAAACTTATTTGAGTTTGCATGTTAAGTGTTTTATTTCTTGCCTGTCTTTGTCCGCCCATGCCTCCAAATCCAAAAGGATTTCCGCCCCCGAACATCTGACTCATAATATCTTCAAATCCGGGAGGCATTCCTCCAAATTGTTGGAATCCTTGAGGTTGGGGATTGTCGTATTGTGATCTTTTTTCAGGATCACTTAGTGTGGCATAAGCCTCTTGAATTTTTTTAAATTCAGTATCATCTCCGCCGGTCCGGTCAGGATGATGTTTCATAGCCAGCTTTCGGTAGGCTTGTTTAATCTCGTCCTGTGTAGCAGTTTTGCTAAGTCCTAGCGTTGAATAATAATCGCTCATGTAATAAAAAAGGTATAGTAAAAATTATACTATACCTTTTGTTTTAAGTCAACTACTAATTATTTCTTAGCAGGTGGAACTTCTGTTCCTTCCAATTTTTTATGAACTTTAATTACCTTGCAATCTTGTGCTGGCTTTCCGGTCTTTTTGTCCATTACAGGCTTTCCTGCTTTGTCCACCTTATCATGACACACTTCTTTCTTTTCCGCTTCTGCTTGGGCTGTTATAGGAAAGAAGAAAACGAACTGAAATACTGCGACTAAAACTAATAATCCAAATTTGATTTTTTTTAACATAACTATTTCCTTAAATTTGTGGTTGTGGTTCTTGTACAGGCGCTGGCTTACCGCCCCATCCTGTTACGACTGTGGGCGCAACCGCTGGCGCTCCAAATCCTGTACTGCTACCAAAGCCTGCTGGTGCTGTAGGTGTGCTTCCAAAGCCGCTTCCGCTTGCCAAGGGTTGTGAGCCAAAGCTGTTTGTAACGACTGGTGTTGGAGAACCGAAGCCACCTGACGGTGCTCCGAATCCTGTTGGCGCAGGGCTAGGTGTTGTTGCCCCGCTCGCAAATCCTGTTGTTGGTGTTTGTAGTCCGCCATTGTTTGCTCCGTTTAATTTTTCTTGTGTACGACCAAATGCCGCAATACCTAAAACAGCGCCCATGGCAATGTGGAACAGCCCGGCACCTTGTAGTGTTAATGGATTCCATTGCGTAATAGCGGTGTGAGTTACAGCTTGTAATAGACTCCAAAGTACTGGAAATATTACCATGTCCATTGTACAGATTAACATGTACATCCAGCCCATCATTGGACGCCATTTACTGTTCATCCAATCTTCTTTTTTCTTGTCGCTTTCGCTTTTAACTTCTTCTGACATTGGTCAACTCCATTATAGTGTACGATTATTTACCTATGAAATTTCTTATCAATAAATAGGTATATAATTCCGAGGAGTGGTATATGAGTTTTTTTGATAAATTTCCAGAATTTGTAGAACTTGATACAAGAAAAGATAGAGGATGGAGTCCTGTTAACGCAGAAACGCTAGATACCCGCCACGAAGTATCTTTGCCTGAAAAAATAGTAAAAGATTGTACTGTCCTAGATTTAGGTAGCTGCCTTGGAGCAACAGGGCATTGGGTTTTATCTCACGGTTGTACACATTATACAGGTGTTGAGATACAACCAAAGATGGTGGAAAATAGTAATAATTTGTTATCTAAACACTGGAGTAATGATCAGTTTACTATAGTTAAACAAGATGTTAGAGAATTTTTAAAACAGTCAATTTTAGAAAATAAAAAATGGGACATTGTAGTTGCTGTAGGAATTATATATGCGTTTCTCGATACATATGGAATTTTAAAAGAAATTACCGAGGTGACTAATAAAATTGTTGTCATTGATTCTATATATCCAAATTGGTCATCTACAAAACCAGTTATTGATATTTCTAAAGTTCAACATATTAATAGCGAAGACGAGCAGACTGCGTTTTTAGGAGCAGGCACAAGGCCAAATCCTGAAGCATTAAAAATTCTTATGGAATCTCTTAAATTTATATCTGTAGAAGGATTACTTTACCCAAGGCCTTTATCTGATACATCTATTCACGATTCGTATAACACTCTTTTTGATAGATCATCAGTAGTATCTAAAAATAATTTAAAATTGCCTTCTAGATATATGCTTAGATTTTTTAGAACTGAAAAAACCAATGTAGTTGAAGTAGGCAAACTCCTTGCAGAAAACAACAACGACTCTAAAGTAATAATGGCATCCAGGCCGGATTTTGAAATTAGTAATACATGGGAATTTGATCAATCTGTAGCAGATAGATTTCAACAAGAGGCAGAACAACATATTCCAGATTACCAACGTGTTATTGATATGTCTTATATAATGACAAAATTAATTTTTAAAGATAATAAAGATATCAACATTATTGATGTGGGTAGTGCCCTTGGAAATACCATGGATAAATTTATTAAAAAAGATTATACAAATGTCTGGGGAGTTGATAGCAGTCAAGCAATGATTAATTCTAGCAAGTATTCTGACAGAGTTATTTTAAGTAAATCTTTTCCAACAAACAAAAAATGGGATGTTGTGCTAGCTAATTGGACATTACATTTTGTTAATGAAAGAGAAGAATATCTAAAAGATATTTATAATTCAATGAATCCAGATGGATTTTTGATTATAAGTGATAAGATGGACCATCATCCTGAAATTGAAAACATGTATTACAATTTTAAAAGAAAAAATGGAGTACCAGAAGATGTCATTTATAAAAAGAAAACTTCTTTACAAGGAGTGTTGGTAACAAAACCTCTTGAATGGTATTTAGAAACGTTAAAGTCTCTTAATTTTTCTAGAATACAGGTAATAAACACTCGTTTTATGTTTACAACTATATATGCCAGAAAATTATAATTTTATTACAAATGGCGAATATCAGTTATACGTTCGTCGTATACAGCCAGTACTGCCATCTAAAAAAGTATGTTTACTTTTTAATAGCAGAAGTTTATGCGTAGAATCAAGCATGGGTATCTCTATGGGTAGTATTAGTTATGGTGATTATCTAGCATCAAGAGGTATAGAAACTTTTTTAATAGATCTTAGAGGATATGGAAAAAGTACTAGTTTTCAAGAACAAATTTTTGAAGACCATACTCAAATAACAAATCCACTTACAAGACAGGATTTTAGATCTGATATAGTAGCAGGTATTAATTATGTAAAAAATTTATTAGGTAATGATGTAGATATTACGTTAATGGGTTTTAGTATGCTAGGACCTATAATTATTGAGGTTGCTAAACTACATCCTGATGATGTTCAAAAAATAATTCTTTTAAATTCATTTGGACCAAAATACCCAAATGATCCTCCTTCGGGATCTAAATTTTTTACTCCATATAAATCAGATAAACATTATTCAACTGTTAGTTTAAATGATATTAAAGATAGATTAGAATCTGCTCAACCTATAGGAAAAAATTTTATAGAACCTCTATGGTTTAAAGAAGCCGGAGATCGATTAATTGAATTTCATAAAACGTTTAACCACAATACAAATTCTTGGAAATTATTTCTTGGTCTTAAATGGAATTGGGGTGATATGTCTCCGGGTGCTAAATCGATTAAGGCAGATGCTCTTTTTATTAGCGGGCAATATGATATAGAAAATCCTCTATTTGTATCAGAGAGATTGTACAATAATATATTAACTAAGAGAAAGTTTTTGCGTATTTTACCAGATGCTACACATTTATGTATATGGGAAAAATCCAGACATATAATGTATGCCTGGTCTGCGGATTTTATTCACGGGTTAGAACCAGAGCAATGCGCCTTGTAAACTTAATAACAATCCAAGTCCTGCGACTACAAAACTACCCCAAAACAACGGCATACTAACAGCAAGAATACTTGCGGATAACAGCACGATTGCTAACTGGTATGCTGTTGAAGCATATCCAATCCACGGGCTACGCATTTTAGCGTCATCACGTTCTGCTTCTAATGCTTTGGCTTTAGCCATTAGATCTTTCTTACCTTCTTTGGGTTCGTTTTCGTAACGCTCAATTTTAGCGGCCATATCAGCGGCACGAGCTTTGTCACCGTTGTGTTGTGCTTCGTACAGGTTCTGTTCTGCTAGTGCTTGTTTGATTGACTTAGCTTGATAAAAACTGTAAGTGTCGTTGGCTTTGATAGTATTGTTTAATACTGTACTAGACAACTTGCCGCCGTACCATGCGTTAACTGCTAGACACAAAGCAAATATGTTAATAACCATACCTGCTTTGTCTTTGATTTTTGCTTCTCGTTCGCTACGCGAGCCTACTGGAGGCTTTGGTGCGTCCGGATCTTTTGGTGTTTTGTTGATTAAATTCAACACTGAGTCTATAAGTGCCATATTATGCTCCTAAAACGTGTAAGGCGTGATTGTAATGCTTAATACGATCTTCTAATCCAATAGTACCACCGTTAATACGTTTAGTCATTGTTAGAATATCACCACGATCTGCAAATTGATTTAAATTATTGGCTTCCCAGAACCAACAAGCTGATTGTACTGCGCCTTCAAACGTTGCTAAAAATTCTGGAATTTCTTCAACTGGTGTTTCTATACTATCGGCAAATGCCTGATAATTACTTTTACCAGTTAATTGAATAAGTCCGCGACCACAATACTTGTAACCGTCGCCGGTTTCTTCTGGACCGTTGCCCATACGTCCACCGTATACACGATTAGCAATCATTTCTTGTTTGCCAGCATAATGAGCGGCAATATTATCATCGGGGAAGTACTTAGGAAACACCCTACGTAGGCTAGCTGCCTTGTAATTTAAGTTTTCTTTAAGTGCTCTAAATCCGCCACTTTCGTGAGCGCATTGCGCCATAAAGGCAGCAACTCGTTGTGGTGTATTAATTTCATAATCGGGTAAGGCAAGAGATAAAGCATGATGCCAATGATCCAAATAAGGATTCCCTGGAATAATTTGTGCTAATTGCTCTCTTGATAAAACAAAATCTGACATAGGTATTTCTCTCTTTAAATTAATGCGGCTAGGTTAAGTAACCCATTGATAGCAGTATTTAACTTTTCCATAGCTTCTAATTCTGCCATCTGCCCTCGGATATTTACTGTTCTTTGAATATCTTCAACAAGTTGAACATATTCTTCTTTACTAATTTGTCCTGCCTTAAACATTTCTGTGTATTGATTAACATATTGTACAGCGGCATTCACATCTGGGTTTTGACTACTGATACTAGCTAGCAGGCTTTGATTATATTCAACTGTCATCTTGGTTTAGCTCCTATAGTTTTTTGCATCACTTCTGCTGATTTTTCGATACTATCAAATTTTATTTTACAAAAAGCATTACTAACAGATCCTTTTTGATACTGTGTAGATAAACCTTGTGCTATTTTATCAAGTTCACCTGATGCTGATATAACTTTATCGTTATGAGGTAGATATTCTACATAGTTTTTAAATGTGTAGGTTTTCTTTGATAACACATCAGCTTGTTGTTTTGCTTGTTCTGCGTTGTCACAAGATGCTTTGCCGTAAAATGCTGTTGTTCTAATATCAGATATTTGCTGATATTCGTTGGGATCATACTTCATTAGGTAAGCATCTATTAAAGTTGAACATCCTGTTAGAGATATTAGCATTGCCGCTGTTAAAATATGTTTCATTTCAAGTCCTGAAAAATCTTTTTCTGATCGTTATACCATTCAATCCAACTTTCAACTTTATTAGCACACTCATAATACGATGTGTAGTTGATTGTGGTTACCTTTGTAAGATCTACAATAGATACATTATCGCCTTCAATGGGTTTTAATGGAGGACATGTTTCTTTTAATACAGTAGGAGCATCTGGAAATTTAGGAACAACAGGCACGGCTGTAGAACATGCAGTTAAACACAGTAGTATTGAAATGATCAAATATCTCATTTCTTTTCCTCGATGGGTTGATTTAATGCCGCCGCATTATGCGATTTAATAACTGCGGAAGGAATAGGACAATTTTCTACAAACTTGATAACTTCTTTGTCTTTAACAACTTCTCTATCAATATATTGATAAATTGTTTGTCCTTTTTCTTTAATAACTTTGGTCTTAGTAAAAACTTTTTGTTCAAGGGCGTTATTTGCTTCTGCTGACAACTGTTCAGCTTTGGCAACTTTTTCTTCTGCTTCTTTGACCTTTTCACGCCACTCTAATTCTGTACTGTAGCCACCTTTGAAATAAACGCCAGCGACAAATACAACTAAACTTAAAATTTGAAGAATATGATAATAAGCAGCCATACCTGGCCACCAACGTAATAATCTATTAATAACAAAGAAACTTAAAAATGTGCCAATGGCTCCAATAATTAATATACAATTAACAATGTATATCAGGAACTCGTCTGGTATAAACGATAGTACCCACATTACCAACTATCCTTTTGGACTATCATAGCTTGGTTACCGTTTCTAATAAGAAACTTATCGCCGATCTTGTTGATATCGTAATCTCCTAAGTACTTCTGTAAAAAATAAACCTGACTTTGGCTATTCTCGTCTAGACTTAATGCTCCAGGTACAGTATGTTTAAGATCATCATACTTGCCCATACTAACAAACTTCATTCTAAGATCACCAAAAAACGGCTTCTTAAATGTCATTGTATGGTCTGATTCTAAAGCAATTCCATCAATAGCGCCTTTATCAAAGAACTTACCAACAGCATTATTTTTAATTTCTAGAACTTTGTTAGCATATTGGTCGGCAGTCACAGGCACATGTTCTGAAATCTTTTCTTCACTGAATGGAATAGCACCGTTAGACTTTTGATATCTAAATTTCCAGTTATAGCAATCGCACAATTGACTAATACCACTCATTAATTCTCTAAGTTGTCCTGGCAAATTAGGGGTACGTTCCATTTCAACAAACACTTGATACTGTCCGTCGTTTTCTTCACCAGCGCTCATGTCAGCATCAAGGATAAATCTGTATCCTTTTTCAATAAATTCTACGAGATCAGCCGCAGGATATTTTTCTTTAACACGGAACCCTAGGACAACTACATCACTGTCTTCTCCCATCTTGCTTTTATAGCGGTCAATGGTGAATACTTCACTTATATAGTCTTTGAGATCTTTGGCACGTAAGCCTTCATTTAATTGTTTCATTGTGGTGGAGCCTCTTGTGCGGCAGGAGCAGGTGCGGCAGCTGGTTCCGCCTGTGTTTCGGAGTAACGCATTAGCTCTGCCATCTTGTTTTGTTCTTTAAATTCTCTACCAACAGATACATCTTGCATGAGTTTCTTTGGCATATCAATTTCAACTACCCATATTGGATGAGAATCAATTTTACCTTTTTTAGTTCCCGGACGATAATCACCAGGGTCTTTGATTTTTCTAGGTATTAGTATATTTTCTTTTTTATAAACAACTTTACAACCATAATCATTGAGTCTTTTACCACCTTCGGGGTCTGGCATCTCATCACGTTGCCACATGAAAGAACAATTTACACTATATCTAGATATATGAGGGCCGGATACAATCTCTCCTTCCTCCCAATTTTTAAATACGTATATATCTAATTCGTCAAGAACACGCTCAAAGTCTTTTAATACTTTGAAAGAATTATTGTTCTCGCTAAGAGTCTGAAGGTTTTTAATTACATCTACTATATCGTGCATAGTGTTTCTCGTTATCTATTATTTATACAATAGCATCTTTGTTGTTCTTAAGATTAATAGGTCAATTTTGGATAGGTATTTTGCTGTTTTTATCTCTACTGTGTAAATATCATTGCAGGTCGTTCTTCATTCAATGTAGGAGGTAAATTTGCCTAGAACTAGAAGACGTGAAAAAGATCAAGCAGATCCAAGATTTGCTCAAGATCAAGGTAACTTGATTAACATCAAGCCATATCTCAAAAAAAGCCAGCAGGTTAATATAATTCCGCGGAATTTATCGCAGGAAACCTATATAGAACTGCTAAAAAATCCCAAAAAATATATTGTTTTTGCCATCGGGCCAGCAGGCACGGGTAAAACAATGCTGGGTGTACAGATGGCCATTAAACTATATAAAGAGGGGGCGATTAATAAAATAATTGTAACAAGGCCAGCTGTAAGTGTAGACGAAGAACACGGGTTTCTACCCGGAGACTTAAACGCCAAAATGGCGCCTTGGACAAGGCCAATTTTTGATGTTTTTGAGGAGTACTACCATCCAAAAGAAATAGCAGAAATGCTAGAGGATGGAGTAATTGAAATTAGCCCACTTGCTTATATGCGTGGACGAACTTTCAAGAACGCATTTGTTGTTGCAGACGAAATGCAAAATGCCACACCGTCACAGATGAAAATGTTGCTAACTCGTTTAGGCGAGAATAGCAGAATGGTAGTTACAGGGGACTTGAATCAAGCAGACCGTCCATCGGAGAACGGATTATTAGATTTTTGCGAATTATACGGCCAAGGAGGTGATTATCGTATGA